CCATTAGCCATACGTTCAGCCATTTTTAATTCAGCTACTGATTCTAATTCTTTTGTTTTTCTTCTATTGGCTGCAATTGACATACCAGTTTTAATCATACCTGGTACTAATTTAGCTGCTAGATTTAACCACATTATGCACCTCTCATTTTTTCTGCTAATTTTTTTGCTCTGTTAGGAGTTTGTTTAGCCCATAGGCTGTCCATCATTTGAAAACTAGCCTCTCCATAATCTTCTCTATCTAAAGCCTTCCACATATTTTTAAACTTAGATACACCACCTTCACCTATTTGATAAACCATATTAATAACAACTTCTTTAGCTGTATTATTAATTGGTCTTTCTCCTATCAATCTTTCGGCTGC